GAGCGGACAACGGAGGTCAAGCTGTCGTCCCGCTTCGCGTATAGCGTTACGGAACACTGCGCCTACACGATCTGCATACTCTTCAGGCACCTCAACCTGAAACTCGTCATGCACTTGAGCCACTAGCTTGTACGGGTAGCCGTAACTTGCTAGCTTCTGAGTCGCAATGACCAGTGCCTTCTTCATGACGATAGCACCAGCGGATTGCAGCAGGGTGTTGAGTGCTGCGTGTTCGCTGCGTATCAGCACACGGCGCCCGTCAAGCCCCGGTAAGCTGCCCTGTAGCCCATGCCTAGCCACCTTGTTAATCAGCTTCAGGAGGGCAGGGAGGCTGTCTAGGAAGCGCTGCTTAAGCTGTGCGCCCTTGCGTGACGACCCGCCTACAATGCTACCAATCTTGGCGTCACCGGCACCGTAGAGGAAGGCGTAGATAAACGTCTTCGCTTGCGCTCTGGTGTCCAGGCCGGCAGCTTTCTGATTGTAGGTGTGGATGTCACCGTTAAGGATCAGGTCCGTGTACTTAGCATCGTCCATGTAGTGGGCCAGCATGCGCAGCTCAAGGCCACTAGCGTCAATGCCGACAAGCTTGCTGCCCTCAGGCACAACGAAGCATTGGCGGTACAGAGAGTCGCTAGGAATCTGTGCCATGTTTGGTGAGCTGTGCGTCATGCGGCCCGTCACGGCACCGCACGTGTTGACACGGCCATGGATACGTCCGTCGTCCTTGACAGCATCAAGCCAGGACTTTAGCATACCGTAGCGCTTCTGAAGCGTAAGGTACTCAAGGACAAGAGCAGCTTCAGGTATCTTTTTGTTTTGCTTAAGAGTAGCTTCGTCTACTTTTGGTTTACCACTTGGCGTAGTTTCACACCAAACAGCACCCTTCTGGGCCAGCCGCTCCGCCACTTGCTGCCGTGACGCTACGTTGAACACAGTTACTTTGTCCTTGAGCCGCTTACCAGTCTTCTCAGACCAGCGCTCCTCCACGATGGGCGGGAAGATAGCCTGCAGCTCTGCTTCAATTTCCCGCATGCGCTGCTCGTGGTCCCGATACAGGGTGCAGGCGGTGTCGAAGTCGAAGGCAAAGCCGTTGGCAATCTGCTGCACCGTAGCCTTAGCGACATCATGCTCAAGGTTAATAGACTGCTGACTGAAGCCTTGCCGGTAAAGCTCTCCGGTTATGTGTTCGTACACGTCCCAGTTAGCGCGGCAGTCTTGCAGGCAGTAGCGAATCATGTCGTCCGTCAGGCCCTTGTCGAAGTCGGCAGCATCGAACTCGTCCTTGAGTTCTTTGCCGGCCCGAAGCGCCCAAGCTTTTAGTGAATGCCCGCCTTCAGCAGGAGGGTTAAGGAGGCGGCCCATGACGAGGGTGTCATGCACCGCCCCGTCCCATGCCCAGCCCCACACGCGCTGCAGGACGGGCAGGTCGAAGGCAAGGAGGTTGTGACCGATGACGGCATCAACGCCCTTGAGTGCTGCGGAAAGTTCGGATGACGTAGCGCAGTGTACGCTCTCGTTCTGAGCGGGCAGGTACACTCCAGCCATCCAGATCGTGTCGTGTGAAAGATTCGTTTCGATGTCCAAGACTGCTAAGTTCATTCGGCTTTCTCCTCAGCCTACTGGTTTCTTCTTGCTCTTGCAGGGCGATTACGTAGTCACCCATTCTGCTCATGGCTAAGCCTCCAAGCGGTATGAAGCGTAACGCCGGCCATCATGCACCTTCATGTCAGACACAATACGAAACCCTTCGTTACGTAGATCGTTAACGCGGGACGCTAGGCGCATAATACCGTAGCGAGTCAGTGCCTCAAGCGGCGTGATGGAACCGTATTGGTTGATGTGATACATAACCTTGTCGTTTTGAGTCATATCGTTCTCCTGAACAGTTGTCGTAATGTAACGCTACGGCCTAACTAATATTGGTAATCTGTATTAGGTTTGCCGTAACGCTACAGAACGGTATTATTTTATCATGCCAGCAGGGTGTGTGTCAAGCACCAGAGCCGACAACTTCACAAACACCACCGGTGCAGGCCAGCTCTTGGCTGCCCGTAGTGGTGTCGCCACGCTCAAAGGACGGCAGTGCAGCCCAGTCGATCTCAGGCATGTTAGCCGACAGCTTCTTGTACTCCTGCTCCGTAAGCTCCTGATACGGCGCCTGACGGTACGTACCGTTGTCGTAGGGCAGCAGGGAGATACCAGACATGATGTCCCAGTTGTCCCAAATCCACTGGCATACAGAAAAGAACTCGTCTTCCTTGTAGTACACCGTGATGGACGGCTTGTGTTCGCACCAGTGTAGCTGATACTGCTTCCAGACTTCAAGCTGCCCGATAGCGCCCACATCATTACGGAAGATGGATGTCTTCGGTGCTTCAATCGGGAAGCTGAACACGGTGGTGGTGTCAGGCTTCATGACGCACGGCTCATACGGTACACCCTGGGCGCGCAGGAAGTCCGTCATGGGATCTTTGTTGTCCTGCCGTACCGTGCGTACGTAGTACCGTGAGTAGTTTGGATGGATGCCTGAGGCGCACAGCGCAAGCTGACTCACCGTACCGCTAGGCTTGACGCACGTGATGGCCGCAGCGGGGCTGATCTCAAGGCTCTCAGCCCACTGCTTGTTCACGTTGACGGCACGCTCACGCATGACAGTCAGCCACTCTTCAAGCTTCTTGTTCCCCTTGCTGCCATTAAGCACAGGGTGGTCCATCAAACCCGTCAAGCTGACGCCAAGCAGCGCTTCCTCCTCGCAGTTCTTCTTCCACACAGAGCGTAGGTAGCGGAAGTTAGTGAGCGTGGCTTGCAGCGTACCGAAAGCCGTAGCGACTTCCACCTTCTCCAGCAGTTGGTCAAGCGTATCGGTAGAGCGTACAATCACTTCGCTCAGGTTGCAGAATTCAGCGGGGCGTAGGAGGATTTCGCTGCACGGGTTACACCCAAAGGCTGCGGTGTTATCACGCCGTCCGTTACGCCCCGCAATGTTGCGTGCTGCTTCCCGTGAGAAGATACCGCGCTCACCTGAGAAGCTTTCATACAGCGCCTTCATTTCATTCATGAAGAACGGAAAGTCGGGCTTCTCATCATACACTGCGCTGTTGTTTGCCAAGGCACGCTGGCCGTTACGCTCCCACCACTGCCCAGTCTTGGCTGCTTGCATACGGTCAGACACAGGGCTGGACAGGCTGATTAGAGCAGAGCGCCGCACGCCGCCCACAACGACGATCTCAGCGATCTTACAGCAGATGTCGTGGCACTCTAGGTCCGTAAGCTTCCGGCCCGCAGCGGCCTTGAACACGTCCACAAGGAAGCGGTGCAGGTCTTCCAGCGGCTCCGGCCCAGACGCCCTGCCGCCAAAGGTCTTGAGCCGTGCGCCAGCGGGCCGCACTTGGGAGTAGTCTAGCTTGGGCACCTCGCCAGCGTAGAGCATAGCGATTAGCTGTCGCGTACTCTTAGCCCAGCCAATCTTGCTGTCCGCTACGACAATCGTGGTGTCCGTGTCGGCAAACTCTTCGGCCACGATAGGTAGCTTCTTGACTTCTTCACGCTCCACACTGAAGCCTACGCCCGTTCCGCAGAGCAGGATGTACATCAGCTCGTCGAAAGCTTTCGGGTCATTGATGGCAAGATAGGCGCAGTTGAAGCCAGCTACGTTGTCACGGTCCAGGGCAGGGCCAGCCGTCATGAGCGCACGCATGCTGGGCACTACGTCAAGGTCATGGATAGCTTTCTTGAAGCGCGTGGCTTCATTGCTACCAATCATGCCCTTGTCTTTCCAGTAGGAAACATAGCGGTTGACAGTCTCGTCCCACGTTTCGCGCCGCTGCTCGTCCTCCAGCCAGCGAGCGTAGCGACTAGCGTGAATGAACGCGCTGTAGCTTGGGTTGCTTGTCGGAATCATTGTCTACTCCTTTGTTGAAATACATACGCTCTAGTTTGTCAAGCTTCTTAGACACTTGGTCTAACAGTCTTTCCAGCTCCTCGACACGAAGTGCTGAGGCGGGGGTCTGTCGCATCCTAACTCCTCCATAATTTGTTCACGCTGCTCGTCGGTGTATCGTGACCAGCGCACGATTTGCTCCTTGGTTCTACCGCAGCCAGTGCATCTGTCCCCCATCAGCTCACACTCGCTGCGGCATGGTGATTTCATAGCGCCTCCTCTTCAGGTGGCGTGTACTCACTGAGCCGGCCAGTGTCCATGTCGTAGAGCAGGTGCCCGGCTGGTCCGGTGATGCCACTGAAGCGGTTCTTCAACACGCGAATGTGCGTGGTGTTGCGTTCAGTTGCACTCTCAGCTTGGCCGTTACGCTCCAAGCCGATTACAAAGTCGCTGAGTTGAGCAATGGACGCGCTGCCACGCAGTTGCGAGACAGACGTTACGGCTCCGTCCTCGTGGCCCTTACCGTCAGGGCGTTTGAGGTGTGACACAGCGAACAGCACAATGCCCGTGTCCTGGGTTAGCGTCCGCAGCTTAGTCATGATCTCGTCAAGGGCTTTACGCTCGTCGCCTTGCTGCCCAGCAGAAACCAGGATTGATATATGGTCAAGGACGATAACGTTACAGTCCAGCGCCTTAGCCATGAAGCGTACACGGGACACAACATCATCAACGCTAGCGCCAATGTCGAAGCCAGCGTCCATGATGAACAGCCTATCGTCCCCATACACACGCTCGTAGCAGTCTAGCCAGTCCTGAGAGCCCCGTTCCACCTTGCTGATGGGTAGGTGCAGCGGGGTTTCTAAGTCCACGCTCATGAAGCCTTCAGCGGTACGCTCGACGCTCTCCTCCATGAACAGACAGCCGATGCGGTTGCTCGTGGTGTCCTTGATGTGCATAACAATCTCACGCAGGATAGACGACTTACCTAGACCGCTGCCTGCCGTGATGGTCACAAGCTCCGTGGGACGGAAGCCATAGGTTAGTTCATTCAGCTTAGTCCACGGGTAGTCGCCAAGCTTGCGTGGCTTAGGTGCTAGCAGGCGCTCAAGCAGCTCCTCCTTGGACAGCACACCCTTCGGCGTATACAGCGACGCCTGCCAGAAAGCGTCCGTAAACTCTTTCTTACGGCCAGCCTTAGGGTAGTCACACGCGTCCTTGCCGATGCGCGAATCAAGCTTCATGACGCGCAGCTTACCGGCGAACACCTCCGCTGCTTTCTCAATAGCTTCTTGGCCCGCAGCGTCGGCGTCAAAGCACAGGATGATTTCGTCAAAGCCATCAAGGAAGTTATACGCTGCCTTGAAGTCACGCCCTGCACCAGCAGCGCCAGACTTTAGGGACACCACAGGTGACTTACCATCAAACAGTTGGTTAGCCGCAATGGCGTCAAGCTCACCTTCAGTGACCACGATACG